ATTCCAAAAATTTGCCATATAATTATGAACATATTTATAGTAATCATCTGTAGGTAAACCTCTTAAGTTCCCAAAAAATTTATATATATATTCTACGAGAGTAGACTTACCTATACCAGAATCTCCTACAATCAATACACCAAATGGTAAATTACGCATTTGTCTACAAGCATTCATTGTAACAATATCATCTTTTAACATTAATAATGCATCTAAATGAAACTTTACACAATCTTTATCAAATTTATCTAAATTCCCTGAATGTTTCTTTATAGATTGGAACTTCTCAATAATAGTATCCAATTCATTCCTAAAAGAGAATTCATCAAAACCATGAGCTTCACTATTATTTAATAATCGAGCTTTACGTTTAAGTTCGTTTGATTGTTCAAACAATTCTGAATATACTGTTCCACTATGTACAATTGAACTAATATCTCCAGTTTTAAAAACATATATACCTTGTTCAAGAATATAAACTACTGTATCTAATAACGTATATATAAAATCAGATTTTGAATAGAATTTCTTCTTTAAAAAAGCTACTTCCATAGCACTATAACCTAAAGTATCCATGCTCATACCAATTTTTGAAAAAATATCTAAAGATATACCATACATAGCACATTTGTATAATTTCTTAAAAAATGGATGTTTATTTAGTGCTTTATATGCTCCTAATAAATCCTTAGCTTTATCAATATAATCATTTTCAACATTTAAATCTACCAAACTCTCAATATTAGATATATCAACATTAAAAACTCTAGAACAATATTTAAGATACATTATTTTATATGTGTCATATAAGATTGATCCTTTGTATCTTAATTTAATAAAAGTTCCTACTCCTTGTACTATGGATTTAATTGTTGGTTTTGATCCAACAATAAACATACTCCAACAAATATCCTCAACAAGAGTTGCAATATATTGTGGCTCAACCATTTGTGAGTACGGGTTAATCCAATCAGATTCAATAACTAATTCCAATTCACTCTCTTTCTTCATATGTAATGAATTATTAACATTATTGAACAACTTACTATATTTTTCTGGATGTGTATCACAAAATCCAAAACCACATAAACATTGATCACTATTTTTTATTGGACTCATTAAGGGTGAAAAATGGCCATATAAAGGTTCTGATATTTCAGAAAAACAACAATATTCGTCAACTTCATCACTATACATTGAAGCAGTATCAAAATCAAAATCAGATAAAAGATTTACAACATCAATATTTTCTTCAATTTCTTCTGTGATACTTTCATCTAATATTAAATAATCTTCTTCTTTAAGATTATCTAGAGGAATGGATATAAAACCATTAACTCTCTCAAATGATGATTCAAATTCTAATTGCTTAGTAAAAGAATCAAAATCTTCTCCATATACTCTTTGATAAGATTGATACAAATTCCATAAATGTCTCTTTTTTGGAGACATTGGTGTATCAAATCTTTTTCGCGAAACTTTTAGTGTGGGTAAATC